AGTAATTTTTATTTTATTAAATTTGTGAATGGCTGGTTTTTTTGTTTCCTCTATATAATGAGGCGGGGTAATTTTGTTTTACTCCGCCTTTTGCTATATCTTAAAAATATTATTAAGGTTTACCCTGTTTGCTTTTTCTAGTCTTTTAGTTAGTCGGGTAAATGGTTTGGTGTATTTTCCCGCATAAGTAATACGCCTATAAGGTTTATAATATTCCTCTAATATTTCATCGTTAATATTGTCTTTTACTGCTCGGCTGTATAAATCCCTGTTCTTCCTGCTTTTGGTCTGTTGGAGGTAATAAAAACCACTCAATGCCTTACGATGAACAAAATAACCTTTATGAAAAAATAATACCCTGCATTTATTCCCTGTTTTGGGACAAATAAAATACCAGCATACGCCACAACCTAAATTAGACGGTTGAGAAATCAGCCCTATTTTTTCTATAACATCATTTCCGTTATTCAGCCTGTAATATAGGGTAAGTGTTCCTGCGTTTCCGTTTGTGTATAGATGGAATTTTATTGTAACACGGGTTCCGCTCGGGCGTGTCCAGTGGATGTTTCCGAAATTATCCGTTTCCTGTTTTAAATATCTTTTAAAATCCTTTATTTCCATTCTTCTAAGGTCTTCTATATACCCTTTAAAATCTATATACTTCATCGCCTAAAAAATTAGAGATTAAATAAAAGCCCCTTTTATAGGGGCTGTGTTTAGTTTCCGTAATTAGTATAGGTATTTTTTTGTAAATTCCTATCAAATAAAATATCACTTAAAAACAGAGTATTATTAAAGGCTCTTAATTCTTCTGCTAGTTCTTGGGCTTCTTTTGTTATTCTTTCGTGCCTTTGGAATAGTTCTATTTGTTTAGGGTCGGTTAAATAGGTAGTACATCTTTCGGCGATTTCTTCGTTTGCTCCATCTTTTAATTTGGCGTATCCTTTTTTATCAATGTTTACATATTCAAAACTTATATTATTCCCTATTTCTTCAGGATAACTCATAAGGTCGGCTTTTAGGTGTTCCCTTGCAGATTTAGCCATATATTTATTTTGTTCGGTAAATTGAGTATCTGCATACTCTTGAACAACTTCGGGGCTTAATCTTCTTTCTATGAGTTTTTTAAGTGTTTCAGTCGGTAGATTTAGTTCTATGCTTTGATAATAAGCATTTAGGCTGTTAAATGTTTCTACTGTGTTATTTGCGTTATAAAGCAGTTCGTTTAATTTTCTGTAGTCTGTTTCTAGTTTTATTTTATCCATTGTTTTGTTTTTTTGAGTTAATATAATTCTGAATATCTTCGGAGGTTATTAAATGAGTTTCTTTGTCTTTTATCGGTTCAAACTCCAAGGGTTCCGCTCCTCCCTCTTTTCTTAATTTGTTCACACTTTCGGCGAATAGGTCTAAATCCTGCTGTGTTTGGATTTTAAGACTTTTTTTGTCTTCTTCTGTTAGTTTTACTTTGTTCATGTATTTAAAATTTAATGGTTATCATCTGATTTAATTTATTTAAAAAGGTGTTGAATGAAATAGGTAGTATGTTTTTTGGTTTGTTCTACTTATTATATCGTTTAAAATCATTTTATTTATCAGTTCTTTCGCTTGGGCTTGGTCTACTCCTTCCAGTTGGTTTAATGCTTTCAGAAATTCTTTTTCTGTCCGCTGGTCTTGTTCAGGGATGATGCACCCCGCTAATCCTTTTAACGCTTCTAAATCATAACCTTTCGCAGTAGTCGGTTGAGGTTTGTTTTTTACTTCTTCTAATGCTATATCTGCCAAATCTGTTCCTTTGGGAAAGGCTTCTATTTCTTTAGAAACCTTAATATTTAGACCATGTTCAGCCAACCTTAAAGCAATGCTGTTCCATAATTCAAATTCTCCACTATCAGGATAAGCAAAAACCTTTTTATCTTTCAAGGGTTCCAGCATTTCGTATTTGAAATTTCCCTTTCCTCCTGTGGCCACCCAAATAAACCTGTCATCTACCAAAGACATAATAAAGGCTGTTTTTTCGCTTTCTACTACTCCGATAGGTTTATTATTGTCTTTTGTAAGATGTAAGCCAAAAAGGCACTGCACGAGGTTGAAAGCCTCTATTTTTAATATTTTATGTAGCCAGTTAAAGTGATTAAATGGCTCTTTTACTCTTTTAGCGGTTACCTCATCGTATAGCATCACTTTACCGCCTCTTATTTCTGTGCCTGTATCCTGAAAAAATATCGTAGCCCCGTCCCAGTGTTTAGATGTTCCCACGCCGTAAGCCTTTGCTTTTTCCTCTATGTTTTTATTTGGAAAAATCCTTTTTAAGGCTTTAATAAAGTTATTTTTATCATACCTGCTAAATGCTCCCTGTATTAGTTCCCTATCCAATACGCTCGGCGGTGTAGGTGCTGTATATTGCTGGATTACCTCTCTTTCTGTTTCAGGAAAAAACGCCTTATCACACGCGTGACAATATCCACAATCAGGATTATTTTTATCAGGGCTGAATTTCCCATCTTTATTAGATTTCCCGCAGGGGCAAACTTTGGCGAGGTTATACCTTTGGGCACTGCTGGATAAATTTAATTTCTTTTCCATTTTCAAAAATAGTTTGTTAATCGTGCGTTGTGTTTTTCTGCTATGGCTTTTATACGCTCTACTGTCTCCGCCTCTTTAGTTTCATCTATCACGAGGCTAAAAGTCCATATAAACCGATAAATACCCCACGAAAGGGTTTGTTTGTAGGTTTTCTCTACTTCTTTTATAATCCCCCAATAACTTACCCTGTCATTCATAGGGGCGAAAAAAAATTTTAAAGTCTTCGTTTTCATTTCTTTATTTTTAATATTCTACATATATGATAATTATCATGTTTTATAATATTCCTAGTATATGTCCTTTCTGTCCTTTTTGTCCTTTTAGGGGGTTAAACTATTGATTTACATAATATTACAAAAGGACATCAAAAGGACAAAAGGGACAAAGTTATTAAGGCTTTTTCTTCTCATAAATCCCATGCGCTAACTTTTTAAATAGTCGTTTATCAGTTATAAATCTTTTAACGGTCTTTTCAATCATCCCTAATTTTTCGCCCTCTTCTACGGCTTCGCTGGTTCTAAACCTTTCATTTAGCCTGTTATATAGGGCTTGTTTGTCCTCGCTAAGGCTGTCTAAATAGGTATCATTACTATACATTTCAGCCCTTACCTTTAGCGCCGTTTCTTTAAAGTATTCCACCAGCTTTATACCTTTTTCAGCGGTCTGCTCATTTATTACCCCCTCTTTGTTTTCGCCTGTTATCCATTCCATTATATAGACTATCAGCGTAAGGCGTAATAAATATGAGTGCAGTTTCTGAAATAGCCCCGTTATGTTTTCATCTTCATTTTCGCCCTTATGGTCGTTAATCCATTTAATCAGCATTCTACGGGCTTCTGTGGTGCAGGTGGTGTATTTGGTTTCTTGGGTATCGTCCAGATTGCTGTATAACTGCGAAACTAAGACTTCCCAACTGTTTAAAATACTTTTATCTACTGGTGTTTCGTTGAGGTTGTCTTTTTCCTGTTTAGTAGGATAGATAAATAAAAACCTATCTAAAAACCCGTTATCTTCCTTGTCTTTAAATTCCTTTATTAGTCTGCTGGGCTGTATTGTTCCCGCTATGGAGGTAAAGGGTCGCTCTACGCTTAGGGTTTCTTGTGTCGCCCTGTTTACTTTGGCGGTTATTCCACTCCACAAAGACAAATAAAATTCAAGACTTGACCCCTTTGTATACTTGTCTAAATTTTTCAGCCAGCCTAATATTTCATCCACAAAAACACTTACGCCCCTTGGGTTTTGGCTTAATGCTTTTATCAAGTATTCAGGTGTAAAATCACTAACTATATAATTTACCTCATCAGGTTTTTCGCTGGTTAGTTCATCTTTGTAGTTTTGTAATTTTCTTTTGTATTCCTGTAAGGCTTCGAAGTCTTTTTTTCTGATTGGTTTTAAAATATCCTTAAATGGTCTTGTCTTATTTGCTCCCGCACGGCCTACATTGATAAGGAAAACACTCGCGCTGTCTGTATAACCTGTTTTTAGTTCTATTCTTCGCGTGTTTCCAGTGATAACAGACACGGCAAAAATCAACGCTCCCGCAGTGTATTCTTTTGGGTATTGTAATTTGTCGTATAGTTCGTTTATTATCATGTTTAAATCTTCTGGAAATACCTCGTAAGGAAAAACAATATTTTCTAGGGGCGTAGGTTCTCCATCGTGTAAGTCCTTGTTCAAAATACCCTCTATATTCATACTTTATGCCTTTTTATTAATTTTATTTTTTTAGTAAAATATTTAACCTTTTGCAGGGTTAATAATGTTATCGCCTCGTGTTCTCTTACCAGCCCAAGACCATTTATAAGGTTGTTTCTTTCACTTTGATAGCGTTTTAATAATTCCTTTTGCGTTGCTTTGGCTTCTTCGGGAGTATTAACCCTGTAAATGCTTTTTCTCGGCTTATCATCAGTCATTCCTGTTACTCTTATCAGTCCCAAATGATAAAGGTCGTTAAGCCTTGATGTGCTTTGGCTCGTAGTAGATTTAAGATATTGGGTAACCTCTTCGTAAGTGCATGGCTGTAATTTTTTCACCGCATCTAAAGCCCTATAAAGGTGCTCTGTTAAATTCTGACTTATCAGAACAAATGCTTCTCTTTGTGCTTTTCTAGTTTCCATGGTTGTGTTTTTAGTGTTCTGCTATTGTCATTGCTTTTTCTATTTCTGAAAATTTTAAATAGGTTCGCCCTCCTAATCGGTAGAGCTTTAAAATTCCTCTATCTGCCCAGTTGTTTACTGTTCCCCTAGAAATCCCTAATTCTTTGCAAACTTGATCAGGGGTTAAATAACTTTCTCTTTTTTCTCTTACGGCTTCTTTCAAATCGTTCAGGATTTGATTTCTTAAATCGTTTACTATTTCCTGTTTAAATTCTGCAGGGTCTACCCCTATAAGTTGTATTTTTTGCATAGCGTTTATTTTTATTTTGCAAATTTCGGTTAGGTAATAATTAGGTATTACATAATTTTCACTTTGTAGCGTTAATTGCTGTAAATCAATGTTTTATGTTTCATGCACTTCTATTTCACAAAGGTGAGGTTATGTAATTGTAATGTATACATTTTCTTTACCTTGTGGCTGTACCTTTTGTTATTCTGCAAAGGTTAAATTATGTAATGGTTATGTATACATAATTTCACTAATTGACATAAAAAACCCCCGCAACTATCAAAATTGCAGGGGTTCAAGGGTATTTAAGGTATAAAGGATTTTAATTTATATTTAATAACTTCTTTGCGTTTATAATGTTTTTAGGGTTCTTATAGGGGCTGTTTTTATTTGTTTTATCAGGGATACCCTGTAAAATAGGGTTTATGTATGATTGTATTGTTTGCTGTTTTATATTTGTTATCATGCTTAGCGTTCTTGCTACCTCATTTACGCTGCCTAATTCATCCCGCATTTTATCTAATACCCCTAACTGGTCTAAAATTATTATTACCTCTTTGGGTTTGACTTTCGGGGTTTCTTCGGGTTTTTTATTTATCGTTTCTTCTGCTCTTAGTCGGTTAAGTTGTTCCGTTATATATTCCATGTTCTCCACTCCGCACCGCTCCAACTCTTCCAGCATGTTTTTTACCTCATCTTTTGCCTTTGTCAGCATAATACGCACCCAATTAAGCCCGTAAGTAATCAGGCTAATACATTCTCTTAAAAAGTCTTTTATATCGCCTAAATATCCATTATCCAAAGCCTCACAAAAGTGGGTATATATTTTAGCCCTGAAAGACTTTTGCCCAATAACGCTGGTAAATATAACGAAATCTGTTAGATTTATTCGTTTTACTTCTGTTGAAAGAGTAGCATTAATAATATTCAATGCTTCTTGCATAGCTTCTGGTTTTATTAAGAATTCCATAACCTTAAATTTTATCCCAATAATTAAAAATTTGTTCTGATAGGGTGCTGTCATCTACCCCGATGTAATTTAAAAAAACTTTTTCCTGCTTGTGTCCTGTAACGCTCATAATAACGGGTGTAGGAACTTTGCCGTAATGATTAGAGGCAAACGAACGGCGACAAATGTGACTGCTTGCAATTTGATAAAGCGGATAGGTTCCGTGTATATATCTTTTTTGTTCTTTATCATAAATACGCCCCCGTTCCAGTCTGTTTATTGCTGCTAATCTGCATAACTCCTTAATGCCATCGTTTAATATGGTTGTATCATGGTTTGTAGATTGTCCCCGCCTAGGTGGAAAATTGCCATCATAACGGCTCAAAACTTCTTCTACTTCTTTGTGTAAGGGTATCATTACATTTGCACCTGTTTTTTCTTGGGTTAAAACAATGTATTCTCTCCCCTTGATAGTAGTTATCATTTCCTTGCTCATACGGATAAAATCGCTTATTCTTTGCCCCGTATAGCACCCCACAAAAAGCCAGTCTCTTGCAATGATTAAATTTTCATCCTGCAAATCCAGTTTCTTAATCCTTTCTAGTTCTTCGGTCGTTAAATAGGGCGTAGGAGTTTTGCTAAATTTTTCTTGATATTCGTATAAGTCCCTAGAAACTTCTATATTTAATTTAGGAGCGTGTTTAAGCATAAATTTAACCAAAATAATGCGGTCTATTGCTGTGTTTCTGCTTAATCCCTTTGTTTCCAAATACCCTGAAAACTGCCCGAGTTTTAAAGCCGTTAAATCTCTTACTCTCAACTTATACAAATCCGCAGAAAAAAAATCTTTAAGTCTTTTTATAACATTTCTAAACCTTTGTTTTCTGACCTTGTGCATGGTCTTCTGACTTGGTAAATATTCTGTTTCGTAATAGTTTAAATACTCGCTCAAATAGTCCAGCCGTTCTGATTTCTTACCATTATAAAAATCCTCTATTCTCTCTGTGAGCCAGTCCCCTGTAATTTCGCCACTTGGCGAATTGCTGAACTCTCGGAATAAATAAGCCCGTAAGCGGTTAAGTTTATCCGTTATTTCATTTAGCGTATTTAGGTCGGCTTCTTTTAGTGATGTAAGGTTTTTTATAGCCCCTTTCTTGGTGTTCCAATAGTCGGGGTTTATACTTTCTCTTGTTCTACGCTTAAATAACCTCCCACGCCCCGAACTCAAATAAACATAAATAGGGGCGTTTTTTCTTTTAGACTGAATAATATATTTTATCGTAATCATTGTGTTTTATAGAGTTTAATTTTTAGTAAACATTTAGTAAACATTTAGTAAAAAATATTTTACATCATTATACATTATTTTACATTTGCCCACGCTTTCAGCGTGTTCGTGGGTGTTTCAAAAATAGTTAATTTTTAATAATACACAATGATTATCAATGTAATAAATTGGTATAAATCATTGGTCATCAGTTTGCCCTGCGCCTTTACCTGTCCATAAACATGGATTAACTGCCCCATAGGAACGCCAAGCCCTGCCGCCACATCTCCCATTCTACGAAGTGTATCTACCACCTGCTCGGCTGGAACTTGAAACGCCAAAAGCCTTTTTGCTCCATCGGTAACATCTGTTAAACCAAATGGCGTTTTTGCTGCCAAATCCACCATTTCCCCCATAAGAGCCTGTGCTTTCTCTTCGCTTTTGAGCATCGTGCCAAAGGCTATTTCAGTTTTCTGAAACTCTCCCCTTACACCGATGAGCTGTTGAGTGAAGCCTTGTAAAGCCTGAACAGAAAAATAAGCCCCAATACCTATTGATAGATTCTTAAAAGCGCTGTCCATCTGCTGGGTTTCCCTCTGTGTCTGCTGGGTAAGACCTAAAATATCTTGGCGCATCTCTGAAATGCTTCTACGCCATTCGTTCATGTCTATTCCAGCACCGAAATATAAAGCCCCTTGACTTGTGTTCATTGATTATTAGTTTTTATACATGTTGAATAATTCTTCCAGCTCTTCTGCTGTCTGTTCTTCATAGTTTATCACTTCTTTCCCCTCCTTTTTCTCCGAATCATAAGATGGAGTGTCTATCAGCATTCTTTGAACAATACGCCAGTCTATTTCCCAAAGCAGATAATCTAATGTCCAGCCGTAATGATGGCATATCTGCCCCATAATGCCGTAGATAGATTTTATTTCTTCTCTATCGGATTTGCTTTGGTCGGTCTGTTTCCGTTCATCAATGCGATAGAGGTTATAAAATTTGCATAATTAGCAGTCTTTAAAAGGTTTTGAGCAAATTCTAAAAGCTCATTGGGGGTATAGTTTTTCAGGAAATACCATTCTAAAAATTTTCTGACAAGAAAATTATCTGCAAAGCACACCGCCATTGCTTTTGCTACATTTTTTGTGTTTTTGCTTACCGCCTGATACTGCATAGCTATTTGCTCCTGAAAACTCCCTGATGTCAAGAGTTCTTCATCCATTTCCATTTTGATGAATATGTTTGATAATTTCAGCATCCGCCCTAAACTCATCTTTTTGCATTTAAAAGTTTTCTTGATTCCTAAAACACAAACCTTTATTTCAAAACCCTTATCTAAAAGCAGGTTGATTTCTTCTTGTTCTAACTTTTTATCGTTCATATCTACATTAAAAAAAGCCTGCCTGATAAACTCGCAGACAGGCTTTAAAGAAAGATTAAAAAAACAATTAGCTTAGCGTAAATCTTGGCTCTCCCTCTTTTTTAGGGCTTAAAACTTTTGCTTTTACCTCTATTGCCATTAGGTTTTTCTTCCCAATGTCAGAAGTGAATTTAGCCGTGATAGACACCCTTGGGAATTTAAATGTTTTCCCTTTTCTTGGTTTTAGTTCTAGCGATTTCTCAATCGTTACAGGCACTACAGGTGCTTTATAAACATTAGAGTCTACGCTTCCTCCAAACACCTTTACCACAGTGTCAAAATCATATTCATAGATGTTGAATGTCAAATCAACATCTCCTTGTTTGTATTCCACATGAATAGGGTTATCATGCTCTTCCACATAGAAAGCCGTTTCTTCTTGGTCACCAAATGTCAGTTTGCAAGAATCTTCTGCTGTTTCTCCCAGTGGTGCTAAAACAGTTCCCATGCCTCCATCAGAGGCGATATCTCCAACTTTTATTGAAGCAATACCGATATTTACTTCCTTTGCCATAATATATTGATTATTAGTTTATTGGTTAATAATAAGCGTTTAGGCTTATTCTAAAATTATAGTAGTTAAAATTATCTTCTTCAAATTCCTGATGATTAACAACCTCAAGATTGAATTCATCTTCCCAAACCTCGCTCAATGCAGAATAAACAGCATCTGAAATTTCTTTAAGGCGTTTTGTGTTCTTCTGTTTTTGGGTTATCCCATTGTTTACCTTTACCTCAATCATTGGAACATAGCAATTCACATTAAAAACTCCATTCTGTAAAAAATGATTAGTCATTGTAAGGGAGTTTATCACAATATCCTCTTTTTGGCTGCCAGCAGGGCGCTTATCTTTGTAGATTTTACCACTGATAACATTGTTTATTCCAGCCTTTAAAAGCAGTTCTAAAATCCATTGTTTGCCATCTAATACTGTCTTCTTCATTTTAATTGTTTTAATAAATTAGGCAGATATTGGGAAGCAAACTGCTCTGCGCTGGTTAAAACCACCTTTTTTTTACTCTCTACATAAGAAGCGTATCTCATACCTGCTACTACCACAAGGGAAATTCCTCTTTTGGATTGAGCAACTTCAACAGCGAGAGTTCTGCCATATTTTAAAGGGTCTTCATTACTTGGCTCTGTGCCGTGTTTAGAAACTTCAAAATATTCATCCACAACCTGACCATCTACTGAAACTACACATCCGATAGAGTTACGGAGGTTAGCCGTGTGGTCATCATAGTTTCCGCTTTCTTTTGCCTCATCTACCGCCTTTTCGCCTACCCATTTAAGGATTCTGATAAACTGCTCCTCGGCTTGGCTTTCTGCGTGCTGGAAAATCTTTTCAAAATCCCCCATATTAAACCTCGGTATTATAGCCATATCCTCGTGTGTAATTGGTCTTTTGTAAAATTCACAACATTGCCCTCTAATCTCAATTCTTCCCCATTCCAAACCTGCACTTTTGTGCCTTTGTCTATGTTTTTAATAGATTTTGGCGCATATATTACAGAAGTTTGAATGTAAAACTCGCCATCTTCGGTTTGTTTCTTGGATGTTGAGCCTTCATCTCGGCAAACTCCAAAATCTACCCACTCTGATGTTCCTTCTGTCCATTCTGCCGTAGATTCATCAAAATATCCTTCAGAATGAATTAGCGCTTTTAGTCTGTATGGATATTGCTTTACTGCCATCTGTTTGTAATGTCTTTTATGCTATTGTTTTGCTCCAATATGTTAGGTTTCCCCAACTTCCCACAAAGAAAATTGTAATAACTTCTGATTACATCCTTATCAAAACTAACAGAATAACCGCCCTCTGAAATACTGCTTGGCTGCATCATAATGTCAAGGATTACATTGTAGAAAAACAAATCCAAATTAGTCTCTCTCCCTACCACATCAGAAGAAGAAAGCCCCACTCTTTCAAGTTCGGCATCTATTCTGTCCGCCGATAAATCCACAGACCAAGTTGCTAATTTTTCCTTAATGTAATCCCCTATATTCATTATGAAAGTTTAGTTTTCAGAATAAGTTTCTGTCTTGTGTTGTTAAGCACTGGTGTAGCAAATGCTGTCCCCTTTGTAAGCACTCTCATTGGGTTAGCTTCTCCCAATACAGACACTAAAATAAAATCATTAACAGTAGTTTTTGAAGTTTCATTTAGGTTGATTCCTGCCTCTGGCGAAATGGTATATTGCGTAGCACCGAAATCTGTTGAAGTTGCCAAGTGGATGTTTCCAAGTTCCCAACCGCTGGTAGCTGTGATGCTTCCATCTTTTGCTTCCTCGTTTACATAACTTTCCCAAATGGTAATCGTTGGTAAATTTTGAGCAGCCAAAGCTGTGTTCAACTGAACCAATGTAGGCTCTTGAGAAATTCCCAATGCATTTTGCGCAAAAGATGCTGTAAATGCAATTACCTTTTTAGACTTCACAAACTGGTTGAAAGTTGCCAAATCCATTACCGCAGTAGTGTATCGGAATCCTTTCTTAAGTGCTTCTGCCTGTGCTTTTCTAAAATCCTCAATAGGGTCAAATGTGTCCTTGTTTGCAGGTAAGAACCAGTCCAAAGATGCATTTTCTGTTTTCACTTTAAAGTCAATTTTCACTCCATCCTTTACGATGTATTGACCTTTTGACAATAGCGATTTACCCATATGCTCCAATCTTGCATTGATAGCATCCACTACAAAAATACCATCATCATAAATAGCATTGATAAGCTGGCTTTTGATGTTAGCATTGTTAGGATATAGAGCAACAGCGTTTCTCAATTCATTGATACGGAAGAAATCTCTTTCGTTTTTAGACCTACCTACTTCAATCTTTGGAATTTCTCCCTTAACCTTTTCGATAAACTCTCTCCCTTTTAAAGGAACATTACTGTCTAATGCTACCACATCAGCCATTACTTTTGCTCCTAATTCTCCCTCCAAGTTTCCAAATGTCAGCCCTGCGCTAAAAGCTGTAGGGAAAAAGTTGAAAACCTGCAAATTCCCAAGCGGATTAGAATTAAGGATTGCTCCCATATCCGCCTCTCTAAACTCTGGAATAATCGTATTTGCGTTTATTACACTCATGTTTTAGTTTTTTAAATGGTTTTTAGTTTTTACCTCCTTAGATTTGAGTAATTCTTGGCAATGCTGTCTTTAAGAAAGCAGCCCCTGTTTTTTCTTTATCAGGCAAAGCATTTACTCTCACTATTCCTGCTACTACAATAGAAACTAATGGATAGTCATCTATCACAATATCAGACATTGTAAGCCCTACGGCATCTTTTACATTCGTTGCAGATAACGCAGCGTTTATCGGCTTATAAGTTCCGTTTGTGTGCGGAACTACTACTGTCCCAGCTGGAATAATTCCATCTGTAAATCTTGCTGATGCTTCTGTTTTGTCAATATGCACTCCGCCCGGAATGGTAGCATCAACTTGGTCAAAGACAACGATTTGTCTTCCCTTTCTGAAATCTGTGTTAATTCCCTTCATTGTTTTTAGTTTTTTGTTTAATATACGCTTGAACATCAGGGCTTATCTCTTCTGCTTTGATGTCTTTTCCGCCAAAACTTGGAGGATTTACATCTCCTAATTTCGTGTCGTTTAGTTGTTGAAGGAAGCCAGCCTCTGCATCTTTTACCGAGTTAGCAAATGTTTCTATTTCTTCATCGTTTTGAAAAGTTCTCCCTGCGATTTGAAGTTTATAGAAGTTTTCATTTACTCCCAGTTCATTGAGTTTAGAAATCAATTTCTGCTCGTTGCTTAAGTTTTGCTTGTCCTTTTCGAAGCCCTCTACTTTTTGGGATACTGCCGTGAAGCCTTCCATTAGTTTTTTTGCCCAATCTGGCATTTCATCATTTGGTTTTGGTTCTTCTTTTGGCTCTTTTGGAGCAGGTTCAGCAGGTTTCCCTTTTTCAATTTCTTCAATCTTGGCTTTGTAGGTTCTGTTTTGGTCTGCTATGGACTGCTGGACTTTCAACATTCCCTCTACCCCCGCAACAGCGGATTCAATTTCGCTCTCTTCTTTGACCGCTCCGCCTAAAAACTCTGCAGTAGCTTTCAAAACATTTTCACTTAACCCCAAATCTTTATATTTAGTTTTAAGTTCCTTTAAGATTTGTTCAAACATGAATTTATAATTTTATTTATGCTCAAAAATACTTTAAATAACTTTGCCTATTTATTTAAAAATAAGTATTTTAGCCCCGCAAATTGAATTTTAAATTTTAAAAACCGCTTTTTGATACAATGGAGGATATTTTAGATAGGAAAGTAACGGATTTGACTGTTTTTGAATCGATGAAATACGCTTACCTTGTTTCCATTTCATCAAAAATAACAATGAATTTAGCCGAATTCTGTGAAGCAACAGGACAGGATAGAAGAAAAGTTTACGCTTTATTAAAATCAAGATACTACCCTGAAAAGTTACTCTCTGGCGGATATGCAAGTTTGAAACAGCGGAAAAGCCCAATATTTATAACCGAAGAAGTTTTAAAATGGTTAAGATAAAAACACAATTAGAAACCAAATTAGATTTAGAAAAGAGGAAAGAAATTATCACGGCAAAAGCAAGTTACAAAGGACGGGTTGTTATCCTCTTTAAAGCAGAAGTATCCAACGGAAAGGTAAAAATATTATAATCATGAATAAAACATTTAATTTTTCAGAATTTTTGATGGACAAAGGGTTTGCTTTCACTAACTATGGAACACATAACCTCTATGAAATAAAAATAGAAAAAGGTTATTTCTGCGTGAATCTACAAGGCGAGGCGATGACAACAAAGAACAACGACCCTAAAAGTCTAAAAGTAGATGTTCCTACGCCAAAGACAGAAAAAGAAGCCGAAGAATGGCTGAAAGACTTTCTAAACAAAAAGCTCTAAGTTTTGTTATACTTTATTTTTCTTAACTATGCCACCAGTTCTGCTGGTGGTTTTTTAATGAAAAAAGCCCCCATAAAGGAGGCTGTTTCTAATGAATAGTAAATGAAAAAAATAATATAATAATTAAGGTTTGTTATCTCTTCAAAGATAATTTATTTTCGTAAAAAACATATAATTATAT